GCAGCGCGTGGGAACCCTACCGTCCGCATCACCCCTCAGATGAGAGAGTCCATCTCCAAGGGGCAGCCGCTGTTTGCGGGGTCGGCGTCGCTCGCCAAGCGGCACCAGAACATCGAGACCATCCTCTCGCTGGGGCGCCCGTATAATGTACTCCCTTCTGCGGTCAAGTCCGCGCTCGCCAACATTTCAACCAACCCCTACGTTCGCGCGAACCCAGACCCAGACAACGCAGGCGTCGTATCTAGGATTGAACCTATCCCCGGGCTGACCCCGTCCCAAGGCATTCTCGTCACTGCTCGCACCGCGTCTGGCGGGACCGTGAAGGTACGGCTAAGCTGGCCGTACCTATCGCGTGTCAGAGCCGTCCACTTTCCCGGGCATCTGACCTCCACCGGGGATGACCTTCTTCTCTTTGTTCGCCTTGACCCGGTTGCCGGCGTCGATAAGCGCATCGTCGGTGAGTATCGGCACGAGCTGGTTCACCTCCTCCGCAGTAAAGGGTTTCTCCGGGGACCAGTTTGGGTTCGACTTCTTGCTCATGCTGACCTCCTTCGCATCAAGGAATATTCGAGTCGTGAGTACCTATTTAACATAGGGAGCGAGACATACGATAGACAAGACCCGAGCCTCAGCATCGAGGACGTGTACCGCTACGACATCTATCTTGGGCATCCACCCGACATCCTCGAAGAGTTGTTGGATCAGGAAGCCGTCGCCCACATGCTGGAGTTGCACCACCACGGCTTCTACTCCGACGAGCAGATGGCTCCTGTCAGGGACATCTTGGATGCCATGGAGAGTGGGGCACTGACGGGGGGTGTCGGAGCGGGGGCTGTGAGTGAGCCTGCCATGGCCATCGCTGGTCCTCGAGGATCTTCTGGACCCATGTTCGCCATCGGCGGTGGCGGTCATACCTCCCTCGTCCCCTTCATCCGTGCTCATGGTGGCATGAAGGATGTCACCGGAGACCTGAAGCACATCCTCGACAAGTCCGGCACCAAGGGCCACATTCCTGGGATCATCAACAACAAGACGGGTGTTCACCCCGACAGGATGCGCGGGTATCTGGTTGAAGCCGGATACCTCAAGGAGAGCGGCCCGGATCAGCCTGCGATCACGACCGTCAACGACGTCTATGACCTTGTCCGACGGGCGGCGTCGGGGGAGAAGATCCTCCCATTCGGCGAGCAGCCGTCGTTGCCGGAGCCTCGCAACCATGAAAGAGATCAGATCATTAACGAGGCCGTGCGTATCCTCGACTCGGCCGGAATGGAGTATTATCTCACCGAGGCGGAAGAGGCGCGTGTCGTGGGGCTCGTGAACGATGGCTTGTCGATCGACGACGCCATTGAGCGTGCGACAATGGAGAGTGGCTATGGAATCGAAAGCGGAGACCGTAAAGCGTCGCGTAAGGCTCGCCGTCGACCTGCGGCGCAAGGCGAGGAGTTTCCCGGCTGGGAGCCTAGAGCGGAGCTTCCTCGAAACGAGGGCGCGGGGACTGCTGGCGTTGGCGAAGGTCGCGCGCCAGAAGCCGCAGGCACCGGCATCGTCCCGGTAACGCCACCTCCTGTCCCGCCATCCTCTGGCGGCGGCTCTGGCATGGCGCCTCCGGGTGGAGGCCGTGGCGGTCGCGGTGGTCCTCCGGGCGGCGACGTGATCCCGCCCGACGGTGGCCGTGGTGGCCCGCGTTCCGTAGGAGTGTCCCCCACCATCGACGGCTCCCGCAATTGGAGCATCGGTGACTGGGCCCGTGCCGCCCGTGACAAGTGGTACTCCCTCGGCCGCACCATGGAAACCTGGTGGAACCCGATCAACGGTCTCCCGCAGTTGGAGCAGTACCGTATTGGCCGCTATCGCATGCTTGGCCGCATCGGCCACGGCGAGACGATGACCAACGGCATTTGGAAGGACTTCAAGGGTGCGAGCAAGGCCGACAAGAAGGCGGCCTACACCTACCTCACGACGCGGGGCGTCTCGCCGAACGGTATCGCCGATCCGAAGGTGCGAGCCGCAGCGGTCGCGACCAAGAACCTGTTCAACGCGCTCGGCATCGCGGCCGTGGATCGTGGCCTGATCTCGCAGGAGGCGCTCGACAAGTACCGGGACCAGTACCTGCCGCGCCTCTACCTCGAGCACATCCTGCGCAAGGGCAGTATGCTAGGGTTTTCCGGCAACGCGAGACCGAGCGATCTCGGCTGGACGAATCACCGGGCCGACATCGACAAGGAGACTCGCGTCCTGATGGGCGAGATCCTCGATCCCGGGTATCTCGCGGCGCGCGGCATATTCCGCATGCACCGGGACATGATGATCATCGACTTCCTGTCGGAGATCTCCAACAACGACGACTGGGTGTTCGATCGCGGCCTAGTGGACTTCAATGGCAAGAGGGTATCGCCCTACTTCCTGCGTGCCGAGGCGCAGGCGCTGCGTGAGCGTGCCGACTACGAACCCGATGACGGATATCGGGATGCGATGCTGTCCATGGCGACGGACATGGAAAACGCGGCGGCTCCGTTCATCCGCGAGAACGAGAACGTCCCCGACGGCTACAAGCAGATCCCTGACAGCAAGCGGTACGGCATGTTGCGCGGGATGTATGTGCGCAAGGAGATCGTGGACGACCTTCTGCCATCGATGAGCCTGATCCCCGAGGATGCGAACTGGTTCGAGAAGTTCATCTCGCCGCAAGGTGGGGGCGGCAAGTTCAATGCGCTCTGGAAGGCGTACCACGTCCCACTCAACCCATCGACGCAGTTCCGCAACACGATCGGCAACGTGGTGCTGATGAACCTGTCCGGCATGGGTCCAATCAGGATTGCGGAAGCCTTGGGTAAGGCTGTTCACCAGATGGCGACGAAGGGCCCCATCTATAAGACCGCTGTTGATATGGGGCTCAAGACGAGCGGGTTCTCTGAGCAGGAACTTCGCAACGTCAGTCGTGCTTGGCTCGATGCAGAGGCCGTGCTTCGCCGAGAGAAAGCATGGGGAACGATCTTCTACCCATGGCAGATCGTCAAGCACGTGCACGACACCGTGCTTCGCGGCGCGGGTGATCTGTACCAATATTCGGAGGGCCTCTTCAAGACAGCGATGATGATCGACGCCGTTGAGAACCAAGGCATGACGCCGGAGCAGGCGTTCTTACACGCACAGAAGTGGCTGTTCGACTACTCCGACGTATCAAAAGGTGTGCGCTATCTGCGAGGCTCGCCCGTAGGTGTGCCGTTCGCATCGTTCTACTACAAGGTTCTCCCTCGGCTTATTGAGGTTGGGGCCACGAAGCCGTGGCGGTTCCTGCCCTACGCGATCCTGCCCTATGTCATTGGGCAGTTGTTCATGAACGCTTGGGACGCGCACGACGACGATGAGGAGAAGAAGCGGCACCCGAACCGGCCGAACCCGGTCGACCGTCTTGCGATGGCTCTACCGGAGTACCTGCGAACCAAGTCGTATGCCTTCATCATGCCGTGGCAGGACGCGCGAGGACGCTGGCAGTTCTTCGACTTCGGTTATCTGCTACCGTGGGGCACCTTTCATGAGGCAGGCCAGTCATTGGCCAAAGGCGACATCACGGGCGCAATGCGGCAGGTCGGGTTCCTCGGCGGCCCGCTTCTGAACCTCTATCAGTTCATCGCCAGCAAGGGGACTGACAGTTTCACGGGACGCAAAGTCATAGACCCACGCGATCCAACATCCACGCAGATTTTCAACACCATGCAGTGGGTGTGGGACCAGACAGCTCCGCCTCTGATCACCAGTAAGGGTGCGCTCTCCAAGCTGTTCGACGCCTACAATGAAGTGCCAGACCGCTCCGGCGATCCGGGGCTTACGGTTGCACAAGCATGGTCGCGGCTGTTCGGCCTTAACGTGTATCCGGTGGATCCAGCAACCAGCCGTGGAAGGCAGATCTCGCGCATGGCGTTCGAGATCAAGGAAGCCGAGAAACGCATGCGCAGTATCCAGCGCGACCAAAGCCTGAGCGCAGAGGCTCGCCGTCGAGAAACAGAGTCCCGCGCCGCCGACATCGCCCGTCGTCGGCGCGAACTGTCCGAGTATGCGACCAACTCCGAGGTGCACCCGCGCCTCGACATCCAGCGCCCACGTAGAACTCCACAACCACCAATACCTAACGACCTGATCTTCCCTCAAGAGTAGCAGTGGCGTCCTTGCGTTTCACAGCAATGTTTCACGTGAAACACTCTGTTTCACGCCGACGAGGATGTCATGGCTACTACTACCTACAAGGGCTACGAACTGCAGGTCACGGGGTCCAACTCCGGCACTTGGGGCGACACGCTCAACACCGATGTGTTCCAGCGGATAGACTCCAACCTCGGCGAAATCGTCACCAAGAGTCTCGCGTCGGCCGACGTGACCCTCTCGGCGGCCGAATCCAGGGCGGCGATCATCCGTCTCACGGGAACACTTACCACCAACAGGACACTCACCACGTCCTGCCAGGGGTTTCATTTCATCGAGAACGCGACGACCGGCGCCTACACGGTGACGGTCACTAATGGAGTCTCCGGCACCACCGTCCCGCAGGGGCGAAAGGTTCCTGTAATCATGGACTCCACCAACGGGGCCAGGATCGCGGCGACGGAGGAGTTCGTCGCCGGCACAACGATGCTGTTCGTCCAGACATCGGCGCCGACGGGATGGACAAAATCGACGAGCCACAACGACAAGGCGTTGCGCGTCGTATCGGGGACCGCATCGACGGGTGGATCAACAGCGTTCACTACCGTGTTCGCGTCGAGGAGCGTGCCTACAACGGATAGCACGACGCTCACCACGTCGCAGATCCCGTCGCACCAGCACTTCACCATGATCAGCAACTCTACTTCTAACACGACACCGTCTGCCTCGAACACAATTTCGATCGGCAACAACTACGGAACCGATCTTTCATATTCTATCGCCGCGAACTCCTCTACGGCGGATGTCGGCCTCACATCCGCGACCGGAGGGGGCACCGGCCACACCCACGCAATCAGCACGGCCATGGACTTTGCGGTCCAGTACGTTGACGTGATCATCGCGAGCCGGGACTCCTACTGATGCGCAAACAGATCCCGCACGGTGACGAGAATCTGGTATGTCCACTGCACAAGAAGAAGATGTCTGAGGTGTGCCACAAGTGCCCGTGGTGGGTGCATCTCAGGGGTGCAAATCCGAACACGGGCGAGGAAGTCGATCAGTGGAACTGCGCCATCGCGTGGGGCCCGATGTTGGCCGTAAACACGGCACAGCAGGCCCGGCAGACCGGCGCGGCAGTGGAGAGTTTCCGCAATGAAGTTGTCCGGCGTCACGACACTGGGGGCATGACAGTCATCACGCCTCCCGAGAGGGTCTTGGCCCTCGAAGCGAGAGAGGCGATTGATGGAACCGAAATGGCTGGAACTGGCCAGGGCTGAACTTGGCGTAACGGAGGTGTCCGGTAGCGGGCACAACCGCAAGATCGTCGACTACTTCGCGGATGCAGGTCACCCCGAAGTCAAAAATGATGAAACCGCTTGGTGCGCGGGGTTCACTGGCGCGATGCTCAAGCGCGCCGGGATGCCCAACAGCGGGAGCCTCGCTGCTAGGTCTTACCTCAAGTACGGCACGCCCGTAGACACTCCTGAGCCCGGCGACATCGTCGTCTTCTCGCGCGGGAACTCGACGTGGGAGGGTCATGTCGGCTTCTACGTCGGCGAGACCGATACCGCCGTGAAGGTGCTCGGAGGCAACCAGAGCAACAAGGTCTCGATCGCCAACTACAGCAAGACGCGGCTGCTCGGCTACCGTCGCCCGATTGCGCCGACGGCACCTGCTTTGCGGGAAGCGGGTTCAAGGGACATCCAGCAAAGCGATAGCCTACTTCGGCTTGGTGCACTTGGCGCGCTCACGGCTGCCGGCGGTGGCGCTAGCGGAGCAGGTGGTGGCGGGGGCGGCGGTGGTCCCGCCGCGCCTGTCGTTTCCAATCCAACGGTCGAGGGTCTTCAAGAACTTGGGCTAATGGCCCAGCTCTGGAAAGCCGCAATGGAGGGGGCCTATGGGCTTATCGGAGTCTTTCAGAAGAATATCTGGGTCAGCGGCGTTCTCAGCGGTCTCATCATGGTCTACGTCGGCTGGCGCATTCGTCAAACGCGCCTTGAGCGCGCTAAGCGAGGCGACCCTCTCTCTAACCAGAAAGGCTAAGGCCATGCCGCTGACGTGGATCATCTACATCGCGGTGGCGGCGGCGCCTCTTGCCGCCTACGGCTATGGCGTCGCCAGGACCAAGATCGACATGAGCCAGAAGATGCGGGTCGCGATCGCCGCGACGAAGGCCGACGAGCAGGCGCAGTGCCGTGTGCGTCTCGCCGATGTCGAGACCAGGATCAACGAGGCTACGGCTGAGAGGATTCGGCGGGCTTCGGAGGAGACTCCTGCTCCGGCTCCCGCCGCAAGCGAACTCGCGACTCTGTGCGCCAAGAGCGCCTCCTGCCGGGAGAGGACGAAATGAAACAGACCGTCTTGATTGCCGCGCTGATCCTCGCCGGATGCGGGGGAGACCCTCCTGCCGCGCCTGTGAATCTCGCCGTCACCACGGACAGCTACTGCGAGATCTACAAGAAGCTCTCGTGGTCCCCGAAGGACACTCCCGAGACGGTGCGTGGGATCCTCAACGCGAACGCCCGGTACGATCGGGCGTGCGGTACGGCGCGGGTCGCCGCAGCCACTCCACGATCCAAAGTGACGCCTTGAGCACACCGATGCCGACGCCTCGAGCGGTGGCCTTGTCCTTGAAGCGTGTCATCGCCTGGCCGACCTCCTGAACCGAGGCGACCTTGCCGGTTGCCTCGGCGCGCACCTCTAGCACCAAGGCCGTAAGCACCTCCTTGGTTTTCGGGGGGAGCTTGGCCCATAGTTCCGAGTGCCGACGGTGGGCGTCGCGGAGATGTTCGTTGGCGCCCACGCCGCCGATCTTAGATCCCCGTTGACCTGACGACATGCCATCGTACTTGGACGTGATGTTGACTCGGGTGGCCGCTTCGGCGTCAGCCAGGAACGCTGCCGCCGCCGACGTCTCTTCGGCAGTGAAGTGCGGGGCGTATTGTTCGAGCGCCGACCTGATACGATACCGCAGACGCTGCGTGTCTCCCGCCACATCCGTGTCTACGCCCTCAGGAGCCTTGCTGGCGCGTTCTTTGGTTGGGCCGGTAGGGGAGGAAGGGGCGACCTGCGTTTGCCCGCCAGCGGCCTTCCTCGTTCGTTTGGCGGCCATTGCATAGGCCGAGATGGCCTCGACATGCTCGCGACGCATTATTCCGCCGCCATCGGCATGATCCGCGCATCCTGCGGGTTGTGCATACCAATCGCCGTCACGATGCCAGCGTTGCCGTCGACCGGGATCTGGTTGCAGAGCGACATCGATAGGTCGAGCCAGCGCCGCATGCCCGTATCCCCCTCGTCGTGGAGGGCCGCGATGTTGCGGGCATGCAGTTCGTTGGTCGCCCGGACGATCCGGCACTCCTGTTTCGTGCGACCTGCAACCGTGTAGAGCAGATAGAGGTTCATCGGGTCAGCCCCCAGAGTACGGCGAGAATCATCGCCACTGACGCGATACAAAGGATTACCAAAATCCACGGGTTTGTCATCGGTACACGCTCATGTTGCGCAGAGCGTTTGCGGCGACGTCGATGTAGAGATCGACGCTGCCGATGCGCCCGTTGCGGTTCTTCGCGACGACGATCTCAAGCGAATGCCTCATCGCTTCGAGTTGCTGCGCCCGGGTGAGATCCATGTCCGAGTCGTCGCTGCGCTTTTCGAGGTAGTAGGCTGGGCGATAGAGGAACAACACGTTGCTCGCGTCCTCCTCGATGGCGCCCGAGTCGCGAAGGTCCGAGAGCGAGGGCCGCTTGTTGTCTCGACCCTCGACACCACGGTTGAGCTGGGAGAGTGCGACGACGGCGATGTCGAGATCCTTGGCGAGCGTCGCGAGACCGTCGCTGATCTCGGCGACCTCCCGCGTGCGGTTGCCCTCGTAGCGATCAGACGGACGGACGAGGCCCATGTGGTCGACGATCACCATGCCGAGACGGTTGCCGTTGCGCTCGCTCACGCTCACGGCCTTGCGGGTGCGGGCCTGGATCTCGGCGATCGTGAGGCCACGCTGCTCCTCGATCCTCATCGGCAGGCCCTTGAGATGAGCCGCCGCTTCGTCGATCCGACGGCGCTGGCGCTCGTCGACGCGGCCCTTGATGACCGCCTCGTAGTGGATCGGATCGTTGGCCGTGTAGGCGAGGTCGGAGATCAGACGCGACCCGAGTTGCTTGCCGTGCATTTCGAGCGAAAAAAACAGCACGGGCGAGCCGACCTTTGCGGCACGCATGGCGGCCCCCGTTGCGAATGCGCTCTTGCCCATGCCGGGGCGAGCGGCCACGACGGAGAGTTCGCCTCGAGGCCATCCGCCGAGCACCGTGTCGAGATCGGAATACCCGGTCGTGATCGCGGTGTCCGGCTCGCCGATCGCGGCAATCGCGATCTGGGCCGCCTCGTGCGCCGAATAGCTCGCTGTCTTGCCCCGACGACGCCTGTTGGTCAGATCGTCGATCTCGGCCCGAGCCTGGTCGAGCATGGCGCTGACGTCGCCGTAGGTCGTGAGGGCACGGCCGAGATTGGCGAGCTTGCGCCGGGCCGACATCTCACGGAACTCTTCGACGGTGTCGCGCCACTTGCCGAACTGATCGATGATCACGGCATTGGTGGCCCTGATCAGGTACTCGCGGAGCTTGAGGTCGTCGGCCACCTGCTGGTTGCCGAGCGCCGCGACGATCAGTTCGCGGCCAGGGTTCTCTCGGCCGCGCTTGAACCCCTCCTTGATGATCGTGAAGGCTTCGCGGTGCAGCGACTCGGCGAAGTCCGAAGCATCCACCGTCGCCACGATCTGCCGCGCCGCATCGACATCGTGCAGCAGGTAGCCGATCACATGCTGCTCGACTTCGAGCGCCGCCTGCTCTGGCGTGATGGGTGCGGTATCGCTCACGGATCAGTCCTCGCGGGGACGTACTGGACGAAGCGGAAGCGGGCGATTGCCGATGATGGCCTTCAGTTCGCGCTCCGCAGCGGCTCGTCGCTTGGCGCCCTCTGGGTCGAGGAGGTCGCGGAGCTTGCCGTCACGGGCATGCTCGCAAACCTCACGACACTCGGCGATGGTCGGCAGGAACGGATCTTTCCGGTGCCGCAGGATGTGCGAGAGCGATACCGCCAGCACCTTGTCGTCGAACTCGCCGAGGTGCTCGACGTAGAGGACGGTCAATCGCTCGGCGCTATCCGGGTTGGAGTTCGGGTTACGGAACGCGGTGAACAGGGCCGTGAGGAACTCTTCGATGCTCATTGGGGCAAGACCTTTCGCTTGGCCACGGCCGCTTTGACCGCGCTGGCCCAGTCAGTCGCTGGCGCCCGGTGATTCCCGTTGACGTAACCGTTGACCCTCGGTGTCGGCTTGACAAGGGCCGTCGCCGTCACTTGCGCCTGCAACGCATGCGCCTCCGTGTTGCGCTTGGCGAGGTAGGCTTGGACGCGAGCCTTGCGCTGCCGAGGATCCCGGATGCCCTGCCGCTCGCATTCGGCGCCGATGAACTCGTCGGCGACCATCAGTGGCGATGGCCACGTGCCGCTGAGCGCTTCGAACCGATCTCGCCAAGCGGCGTGTTCCTCGGCGGTGAGTTCGATCGAGACGCCGTCGAAGCTGCCGTCGGCGTTGACCATCGCCTTCGGTGGCGAAGCCTCTTCCAAGCGGGCCTCCTCGCGTGTGCGCGTATACGCGCGCGCGTCTGTGTGTGATTCTTTGTTTATATTTATTAGAATGTCGCCCTTTTGGTCGCCCCGTTGGTTGCCCAGTTGGTCGCCGTTGTTGCTCATGCTACTCGTGTTTTTATCAGTCTTTTCAGTAACGTAGCGGTCGTCGTCGGTCGCCCAATCGGTCGCCCTTTTGGTCGCCCTTTTGGTCGCCCCTCGGTCGCCCTCGTTGCTGATGGAACTCGTGTTATTATGTGAATTTTCAATGGCTTGACCGGAGCCGTCGGTCGCCCTTGCAGTGAGTGCCGCCTGCGCCCTGCCAGAGAGGAACTGATAGTTGCTGTAATTGCAAAGGGTTATGACCATCTTCTGGTTGCCCTTGAAGGTGCCGTTGGAGCGGCCCTTTTCGTCGGGCGTAGAGCGGCTGATCATGCCGTCGGCTTCGAGGTTATCGAGGAACCAGCGGACCTTCTTCGACGTCCAGTTCCAGCGCGCGGCGAGCCATGCCACGCCGCCCAGCAACTGCCCGGGCTCGATCCTCATCTTGCGTCCGTTGTTGACCACGACTCCAGAGTTGTACTGGCAGTTCATGATCAGATCACCGAACGCCTCATGCTGCGAGTGAGCGCCGCGAGAGGGGTCAGCCGGAGCAACCGGCTTGCCGAAACCGACCAGCCAATGGTCACGAATTGAACGGTGGATAGCGACCCAGCCGATCTTATCGAAGCCAGCCGGAGCTTCCAGGGAGGGACCGCCGTTGTGTCGATAGCTCATTGGACAACCCTCTGTGCGACAGGGTTGGAGACGGCGCGGGCGATCTTCGCGTCATGCCAGCAAGCCAGCATGACCTCGTCGTCCATGTGCAGGATGGTGAGAAGCCCCGCCGCCTCTTGTGCGCGGAACAGGCTCTTCAGGTCTTCGACCGAGTTCCCGCCAGCGCGGCTCATGTAGCCGATTCGGAACTTGACGGCTGCGTCCCAGTAGGCTTGCGGGAATACGGGGGAAACCTGTTGACTCTTCTTGCGCGTGCGCATATGTATGTACCGCCTAGTTGACGGAAACAGTGAGCCCTCCGGCTCGGCGATAACTAAGTCAGATGAAGAGGTTGAGCCTTCATCTGTTGCACAACTTCAACCCTGCAACGCAGGGTCATTCACGATCAAAAAAACGGGTCCAGTCCGCCAAGACACCGACCCTTTGCACCCAACCCAGAGGAGCCTCCGGTCCAGCACCCGGAGGCTCTTCGCATTTCTAACTAACCGTTAACGATACTCCATCTCACTCGTTACCGCAATCACATTTCCGCCACACCCGCCGGGCGGGAGGGCTGAGTACGCAGCCCCTTTCACCCCCGCACCGGCTCAGGCAGCCTTGACGGCAGGCATGTCCTTCCTCACGCCGTCGATCGCAATCGAGGGGTAGCGGATCACGCCCCCAGAGTGCGTGCGCGGGACGCCAAGCTCGCCGCAGATGCGCCCGAACATGGTCTGCGTCGGTGCACCAGAGATGTTCTCGGCCGCCACCCAGCGACGGAACGCATTGTAGACGTCGGTGGACGTGAGCTTGCCGTTGGTCGTCGGCTTGGTCTCCTCGGCGAGGAACCTGGCCACCACCCTGCGGTGCCGCTCGCCAGCCATGTCGACCATCTTGGTCTCGGCAGGCGTCGCCGGAGCCGTCTTCTGAGAGATGGGAGCGGGCGACGGTGCCGGTGCCGACGGCCAGAGGTAGGCGCCGAACGAGAACCCGACGACCTTCGCCGTTACCAGCAGCGTCGCCAGCGCCACCACCAGCCAGAGCTGGATACGCTCCTGGTCGATGGAGGTGAGGTGCGCGAAAGCGGCAGCCTGTGCGTCGGGAAGGAGGCTCGGCACTGCGGCGGCCTTGGTATGAGACAACTTGTCGATCTCGGCCGACGTGACCTCGAGGAGGCTCTTGGCGTCCCTGGGACGGCTCGTCGCCGTGCGCTTCAACCACTCGACATAGGCGATGCGCGCCTTCTCGGCGGTCTGCGCATTGGCCTTGGCGTCGGCGACTGCGACCCTCCTGCTCTCGGCGAGGGAGAGTCGCTCGGCTGCTCCGAACCCGACGGCGCTGGTGAGGCTGTAGGCGCCGAACGCGACGGTGAGGATCAGCGCCCCCATCCCCATCCACCGATGCTTCAAGCGCATCAGCGCGCCCGTGGCGATGGCGAGCAGGGCGGCCATCACATCGACGACGAGCGAGGACCAGCCCTGAAGCTGGGCGCCCTGCTCGGTGACGGCGAGGCCGGATCCAAAGTGGTAGTTGATCTTGAGAGTGATGGCGAGTGCGGCGGCGCCGCCGACCATGAGGCCAATGGCGAGCAGGTAGCTCCCCAGCCTACGTGTTGCTGGTGTCATTCTTGGGCTCCACAGATCTCCGGCGGTGGTGCTCGCAATAGTGATGGTCGGGCGCCGCCGGCAGAGCGCAGAAACCGAACGCGCTATCGCGAGGATCCCCGATTGGCCACTTACAATCGCCCTTTTCGAGTTCGATCAGCGCCTTGCGTGCCACATCGTTGATTCGTGGCAGAGGAAGATCGTAGGCCGGCGGTACGAATTTCGGCTTCTTTGGTGCACGCGCAACCACAGGAGCTTGTTTTCGCTTGGCTTTCGTCTCCTGCCTGTTGCGCTCCCTCAACAGGTCGGGGCAGAAGTTGCGCTTCTGGTTCAGGCGATCGAGTTTGCCGCTGATCATCCCCGGAGTTGCGCCGACTTCCCGGGCAATGGCCCGTATCGGCTTCTTGTCGTCTCGATACAGGGACACGACCCGTTGAATCGTTTCATCGGTCCAGAACGTCATGGCACACCCTCTCATTCGCCGGGCGCCCCCGGCGTTACAGACTTCGGTAGTTGCAGGCTGACTAGAGCACGCGCACAGGTGAACGCGGCGGCGTGCGGACGCGAGACTTTCGCCGGACGAAGACGTCTGGCCTCAGATCTTCCCGTGGGATGCCACTGGCGCGCTCGACGTCGGCGATCCGCCGTAGCGGAACCTCGGTCCAGGCGTAGACGGCGGCCCTCGATACGCTCAACTTCTTGGCCAGTTCGGCGGGTCGGATGACCCGGAACAGCTTGGTCAGCGGTGGCGCTCTATCGGCGGTCGTGCTCATACATCCTTCTTGCATCAGCGCCGTCATGATGTCAACCTAACCTTGTCACCGATTCTCCACAAGCGTAAATATTTGGTTGACAGGGTGTGTCAATGTGTGGTTGACAGGGGAATGAAACAAATCACGTCGATACCGAAGCACTCCAAGGAAGAAGTGTTCCCGAGCATCATCAGGTCCGCAATCGCGGATGGATTGCGATGCGAGCCGGCCGACAGGAAGGTCGCTGAAGAATCAATACGCACCATCTACAGGTGCTCCGGCCTAAATGGTGACGTGCCTGTTGTGTGGGTGCCGTCGCCTATCGTTGGCGCATTGGCCGCACCCCTTGCGGCTTTAGCTATTGGTGGTTCTAGGAAGGCCGCCGTGGACTCCGCCGTGTACTCCGCCGTGGACTCCGCCGTGTACTCCGCCGTGGACTCCGCCGTGTACTCCGCCGTGTACTCCGCCGTGAACTCCGCCGTGAACTCCGCCGTGTACTCCGCCGTGGACTCCGCCGTGTACTACGCCGTGGACTCCGCCGTGGACTCCGCCGTGTACTCCGCCGTGTACTCCGCCGTGAACTCCGCCGTGTACTCCGCCGTGGACTCCGCCGTGTACTCCAAGTTGTTCTGGCACGATTGGCGCGGTGGTCAAATGTGGATTGCATGGTCAGCGTTTGTTGAAGCCATAATGGCGTTGGGAGTAGAGCACCCGTCGTTCGTGGCCATAAGGGCTGAGCGTCAGTTGTGTGCATCCGCTGGCTATTACTGGCCCAACAAGAATTTCATCATGGTTTGTGAGAGGCCCTCGGCAATCCGACGGGATGACGCTGGCCGGTTGCACTGCGCGACTGGACCCGCAGTGGATTACGGTGATACGTTCAAGCTATATTCATGGCACGGGATTTCGGTTCCAGCGTCTTGGTTTGAGAAGGCTAAGCCGACACCGTCAGAAGCGTTGAAGTTGGCTAACGTAGAGCAGCGTCGCGCTGCGTGCGAGATGCTTGGGTGGCACCGCATTCTGGCAGAACTCAACGCCAAGACGATCAACAAGCACGACAACCCGCAGGTGGGGGAGCTTGTTGAGGTAGCTATCCCAGGAAGCGGAAAGGAGCGGTTTCTTCGCGTTCTGTGCGGCACTGGGCGCGAGTTTGCGCTACCTGTTCCGCGCAATATGAAAACAGCAATCGAGGCTCAAGCGTGGACGTGGGGTCTTGATGCCAAGACGTTCACCACCCCGGAGGTAAGGACATGAAGAAGTTCAATGACGTGTGCGCTCAGGGCGACGTGCTCATTCGGCGCGTGGGGTGCATCCCGGCCAGTGCGACGCTGGTTGAGCCGAAGAACGGTCGCGTGGTCGTCACGCACTCGGAAACCGGCCACGATCACGTGATGATCCTCGATCGCAAGAAGGCGAAGTCAGCCGCTGTGGAGATGTACCAGTCCACCGACAACCCACTGATGGCCTGGCTTAAGGTGAACCGGCCGACTGCGCTGGAGCATCTGCGCCCGCACGACACGCATGAGCCCATCATGTTCGGTGTTGGCGTCTACGAGGTGAGGAGGCAGCGCGAGCATGCGCCGGAGGGGTGGCGCCGAGTGCAGGACTAGGGCTGGGAGGGGTGGTATGGGTGATGTAGTCAGGTGGCCGGTGATAGCCAGGGACATCCCGGTGGGTGCTCGTCTTCGGCAGGTGGTTCCGATTGGGGGCAGCGAAGACGAGCGGCTCGAACGGTTCCTTATTGAGCAGGCCGAACTCGTGCGGCGCAAGCTCGTCGCAATCAAGGGCCCGGAGTTTGCGGTTGCCGTGCTGGAGAGACAGATCGCGTGCGTCGCCGGAACAGGCGACTGCCAGGGGGAATGAATGAGCCTTTTCAAGCCGGCCGAGAACAGCATCGCCTTTGCCAAGCTCGGCTTCATGGGCGAGGCAGGTGCCGGCAAGACTCACTCTGCCGTGCTGTTCACGATCGGCCTCATCCAATATCTCAAGACGAAGAAGATCGCTGGCGCTGACAAGCCCGTGTATTTCTTGGATACTGAGCAAGGTTCTGCATGGGTGAAGCCCATGTTCGACAAGGCGGGCATTCCCCTTCACGTTGCAAAGACGCGCGCCTTCAAGGATCTCGTGGCGGCCGTCAACGATGCCGAGAAGAACGCGAGCGCCCTCCTGATCGACAGCATCACCCACTTCTGGGAAGATTTGCAGGACAGTTACAAGGCGCAGCGTAAGAGGAACGACCTTCAGTTTCAGGACTGGGCCGTTCTCAAGAAGATGTGGCGCCAGTTCTCGGATCGGTTCGTCAACTCCAACGTCCATTGCGTTCTCTGCGGTCGGCTCGGATTCGAGTACGACCAGGAAGCGGACGATCGCGGCAAGAAACAGATCGTGAAGTCCGGCGTGAAGATGCAGGCTGAGAAGAACCTCGGCTACGAGCCGAACATGCTGGTGTGGATGGAGCGAGAACTCGATCTCCAGACGCACGTCGTCACGCGAACGGCGACGATCTTGAAGGATCGTTCACAGAAACTCGACGGCAAGCGCTTCCCGAACCCGACGTTCAAGACGTTCCTGCCGCACATCGAGTTCTTGGCTCTCGGCGGCAAGCACGAAGCCGTGGATACGACGCGCAACTCGGAGGACATCATCCCGGAGGAAGACGAGCCGGTGCATTCCGATCTGCGCAGCATCCGCCGCCAGATCGTGATCGACCAGATCGACGCGCTCCTTGCCGAGCACCAGCTCTCCGGCCAGAACGCAGAGACCAAGGCGCGCCGCGCCGAGCTTGTGAAGGCGCACTTCCATACAGTCTCTCGCACCGAGATCGAGCGCCTCATGCCACTTGAAGAGTTGCAACAGGGCTACGATTCCCTGCATCGCGATCTCACCGGCAAGGCGTCGCAGTACGGCATCCCGGATGCGCCGGCGGGCCCCATCGACGAGATCCCGAACTTCGACGACTTCCCGGGCGATCGCGTGCCGGACAAGAAACCGGACAAGGCATCTGCTAAGGTGAAGAGGTGACGGCAGAAGTTGCGGTCACGTAAGCGGACAGTAGGGAGAGTACAGTCCATGAAGAGCGTAGAGCGTAAGGCCAGCCAGATCCAGGCGCGGTTGATGTTTGAGGTGCTTCGCGCGATCAGGTAAATGAGCTTCGCCGAGGCGTCGCGAAAGAGCGGCGTGTCGGCGATCACGATCTCGAGGTGGTGTCGAACGAAGGAGCGCGGTGGGGTACGGTTCCCGCGCGTCGACACGCTTCTCAAGATCGCAGTGTCTGTCGGTCTCGATGTTCACATCGTTCCTTCCGGTCAGGGCGAGTTCCGTAAGTGGAACAAGCAGCCAGAGAGGACCGTGCATGGGTGAGTTGAGAAACTCGACCAAGGCTCGCAAGATCTGCTTCGACACTCATGCTGTGTGTCGAAAAGGCAGGTTCTACATGGTCTGCCACCTATGCAAGATAGAGTTCGACGTCGAAATTGCCACATGGGAGGCCGAACACGTCGTTCCGTGGGCTCTCGGCGGGAAAGATGACGCATCGAATCTGGCTCCCGTGCATTGGGAGTGCCACAAACCCAAGACTGCCGAGGATGTTAAGATCATCAGCAAGGGTCGGCGCGTCTACGCAAAGCGGCTTGGCATCAAGCGCAGCAAGCGGCCGATGATGGGCAGCAAGCGAAGCGGGTTCCGCAAGAGAATGGACGGAACGGTGGAGCGCAGATGACAGCCTCGGTCAAGCCGCTACCGATCGACAATCGCAACCGCGATCATGTGCGCGAACAGTGGCGGCTTGCCTCCCTAGAATGGTCGGCCGCAGAGGACCGAGCCTCGCGCTTGGAGAGCGGCAAGAAGCTATTCTTAGGCGATGCGGTTTCTCGCCTCAAGGCGGGCAACGAGCAGATGAGCGAAGCCAAGGCGGAGCGCATCGCTGTGACTTCTTCGCAATACCGCGACTACCTTCGCAAGATGCACGACGCCAGGCGTGAGGCAAACGACCTCAAGATCATGGCCGAAGACGCGAATCGTCTGTATTGGGAACTGGTCAACAGCGAGGCGAACGAGCGCGTCGAGCGCCGCATGTCACGCTGAGTGTGCGTCCCACCACTGAGAGACTCCTAACCACACAGGGAACCACCATGAAGAGATTCCTGATCGCGGGCGCGACACTCCTCGCCTTGACCGGCAACGCTGCCGCCGACGCTCCCAACTGGACCGGCTGCTACGCTGGCGTCGCCGTCGGCATGGCCTCGACCACGAATAACGCCTCGATCGACATCACGGGCGGGCCTTCCATCCTCGGCATCGAGGGGCTCGGGTCCAATGGCGCCCAGTTCGGCGGCCAGGTCGGCTGTGACATCCAGATCACCAAGCAGTTCGTCGTCGGCGCGTGGGGATCCTACGACTGGCACAATCAGGAGTGGTCGATTTCGAGCGGCCTGATCGGCGGCCCTCTTGCGACCATGTCCATCGACTCGACGTGGGCCATCGGTGGCCGAGCTGGCGTGGTCGTCAACAACGTCCTCCTCTACGGCCTCGTCGGCTACACGCAGATGCAGACGTCGGGCGTCAACGTCCCGCTGGCGGCTACCTCGCTCGCCGTTTCGGACTTCTCCGGTATGGTGTTCGGCGGCGGCATGGAGATGGCCATCGGCAACGGCCTGTTCCTGACTGGCGAGTATCGTTATTCGCGGTTCAACTCCGAGTCCGCCAACATCATCCCCGGCGTTCTCGATCTCAACATGGAGCCTGACATGCACGCCGTCTCCGCGCGGCTGTCCTATCGGTTCCCGGTTCCAGGGATGGCGCCGTGAGCCAGCGCAACAGCGGCTACGCCCGCAAAGAGTATGACGCCTACTACACCCCGGAATGGGTTACGAAGGCGCTGCTCGACAGCGGGTATCCGTTCCGTGGGCCGGTCTGGGAGCCGGCCTGCGGGAACGGCCAAGTCGCGAGCGTCCTGAAAGACAAGTTCCCCGTCGTCGCCACCGACGTTCGAGGAGATCTCGACTTCAGAGCGTGTGATTTTGCGCCTCGAGGGGTGAGCGCCATCATCACCAATCCCCCCTATACGAACAGCGCCGACTTCATTCGGCACGCCATCGAGCTTATGGCCCCGGCGCGGGGGCAGGTGGCGATGCTCCTGCGAACCGATTACGACCACGCCGCGTGTCGGACGTATTTGTTCCGCGACTGTCCGGCCTTCGCTCGCAAGCTCGTCCTCATGAAGCGCATCGTATGGTTCGTGGACGAGGTTACCGGAAAGCCCAAGGCATCACCGAGCTACAATCATGCCTGGTACATCTGGGATCACCGGCACGATGGGCCTGCTACAATCGGGTATGCGCCGTGAGCAAGTTGATCACAGCCAAGAATTGGGGCCGATCAAAGAAGGTTGCGGCCTCACGCCGCATCCAGATCATCAAGTCCAAGAAGAAGCGCGTTGTGGCTCCGGCTAAGGCCGGTCGGCTTCGGGACAAGTAGATCGGTCGCTCTTTCTCATCGTTAAGTGGGGCGGGACTGCATCGGTCTTGGCCGCTGCAACAGCGTGATCGCCTCCCGCAGTGATGCAATATAGTCTCTGCGCCCTTCGAGATAGCCGCACGGGAGCATTACCCGTCCGGCGGCGGCATCCGCCTCGAAACGCTTGAGGCCATCTGCCGCCTGTCGTTCGGCCACCTGCAAGAGGTCGAGCGCGGTGCGCGGCAGGCCCGACACGTCGATCGCCATCGACCCATTGGGGCCGAACAGGACGGCTGGCAAGATGCGGTCGTCGTGCTGCATTATGCCTCTGGCGCTCCCTCGTCGAGCTTTTTCAGGGCGCGCTTGAGCTGCCTCTGCATTTCGATCCTGTCGCCACGCCTTGGATTGCCGAGGCGTATCGCGACGCTTTCCACAAGCGTCTTTGCCTCGGCAAGCGCGAGCAATCGCGCTGTGTTGGCTCGTAACGACTTATCGATCATGATCCTGGCCTTTCGCTTCGTGGAGACCTGTAGAGGAGTGGCGCGGGCCGGGGGCGTTGATCCAGCATCGCTGATAGTGGGCTCTCGTGCCCACGTCGATGATGTCTGCCGGTTCGCCATATGCAGGGTCCACCGTTACTTCCCGATCCGCGTTCGCCGCGCCAGCGCCGAGGGTGGCTGCATTCTCCCCGGCTCTCCTCTGCAAGTCTCCTGGCCTTTCGCTTCCTACGGGTGAACCTTCCCGGTCCCATTGCACCTACTGCAGTGAGCATTCACGGCGAGCATGCCTAAGGTGTACTTGTTTCGCCCAGCCCCACGACACTCTGGGCAACCCACCTTTTGCTTCTCTAGTTCAAGTTGCCTAGCGCCTTCATCTCGCTCTCGGGCAGATCGCGCGGCCAAGTTTGATGACGCCACGTCGTGGCCAAATGCCATCCCGAAACACTCATGGCCGGCGGCCACCGCATCCGCGACAGATGCAATCTGGTCTTCTGTTGCGCCAATGCCGGCCTCTTCAAGGGCGGACGAAACGCACTCCGTCCAGTATTCGCGTGGGGTCACGGTCCTGGCCTTTCGCTTCTACGCCTTCGAAAGCACTTCGGCAGCGCCGGCCACGTCGTCGAGGAACACTTGGGCGGCCCGCATAATCTGCACCTGAGCGCGCCAGGATTTTGAGTGCATCGCGTCTCTGTACATCGTCGGGTCAATCATGTGGCCGACCGAGTGCGAGCGCCGCTCTGCCTCTAGCGTTTTCGAGATGTGATCCTTGAACATCTCCATCACGCGATAACTGTTGATGATCGTGTCCATCGCAAGCTGGTGTGCTGGGTCCAACTTGTCGCGGTACTTCTCCGCCGGGTCAGTCATCGGTCTTGGCCTTTCTCACCCTCGGTGATGCTTGCCGTCGTCGTTGCACAGAGGGCACGCGACGATTAGGCCGTTGTTGTCCTGCCTGATCCATCCGCCGCGCTCGAAGCCGGGAAACTGGCGATCGTACTCGCAGTGCGGGCAGTCGTTCGGTGCGTACCGCTGGCGCGGCTCTTCATTCCCGCACGTGCATGGCCCCATGTCACTCATGTCTCTGGCGACCCGCGCACACGTCGGCTCGTGCATGTTCCTGGCCTTTCTCATCTTCGGCTAATTCAGCAACTTGCAGAGCGCAGGCAACCGCTCCGGCGGCAGCTTCATGATGAACGTCATCGGGTCATCGTTGAACCGCTTCCAGTCGCTGCCGCCGGGACTGGCCGTAATCACGCCAGCGGCGACGAGCTGATCCTTGGAGATGTTGGACCACGCATAGGCAAGACAGAGCAGACTGCCCGGTGTGTGCCCGAGCGCGGGGTCGTCAACGTCGTCGCGGGTCGTTGGCATCGGTCCTGGCCCTTCTCTGAAAGCTATTCGACGTAGCTGTTGATCATAGTGACAAGCCCAGCCGGCGTGACGCCGAACAGGTCGGCGAACATCCACGCATCTTCGAGATAAATCCGTTGACGACCCATCTCAATGTTGGCCAGCGACGGCCGCGACATACCAAGCCGCCTTGCGGCTTCCGCCTGCGTTAGGCGCATTCGCGCGCGAAGCTCCCGAATTGTTCTAGCCGTCGCGCCAACGACTGGCCCAAGCGTCACGATCTCCTTCTCGATCGTCACGTATGTAACCACGCGTTTGCGGCGCTCGATCTTCGAGACGAGTTTCGGGCGCTCCCGGCGGCTCATCGGTCCTGGCCTTTCGCTTCTTTGCTGGAGCGGGAGGGGTGAGGCTTCATCGATCGTCGCCGGGGCTTATGCCTTGAGCAAGCTCGCGGCATTTTGAGCGGCTACCCCGTTGGTCAGCTAGGCCGCTGTTGTTTCCTTCGACCTCCACCCCACCCTTCCCGCATAACTGGCCTTTCGGTTCCTAGTCGCTTCTAATGAGAGGCGGACATGCGGCGCGCAGCTTCGTCGCGCCGTCTCTTGGCGATCTCAAGCTGACACTCGGCCTGATCCACCTCGCGGCAACGCTCACGCCAAACGTCGGCCGCAGGGCGAACCTTGTCCCAGCAATCGAAATTATGGAACGTCTGCGACCCGACCCACACTATGGGTGCACCGTCCGCAATATCGCCCCCGCATCCATCGCACGCTCCAGGCTTTGCGCTACTTGTCAGCATGTCCGCTTAATCCTCACCGTGCACGCAACGAGCGTGGTCCTTCGCTGAAAGCAGGGCGGGCTCTCGCGAACCCGCCCCCTCGTTGTTAGAACATGGCCTCGATGATCTCGACGGCCAGCGCCTGCTCATATGAGCCTACCGGCTTCTTCGGCCCGGTGAGCTTTCGCCCTGCCATGGCCTCGAAGCCATCGGCGGCGCCGGAGTAACGATCATGCGCCACGTAGGTGTAGTGGCCCCCGTTCGTCTGCTGGATAGCCAGCGAGATGCGCTTGCCGTCTACGTCGATCCGACCGTTGGCGTTGAACGTGACGCTGTGGCCGTTGTGATAGATCGTCATCGGTTTCTCTCCGTAATAGCCCCTGTTCCCGCGAGGCGCCGGGACAGTCTGTGATCGACTGTCCACACCAATATAGCGACGCGTCTGGACAAAGTCAACGAATATGTCTAAGAATTGTCCACATGAGAGTTCGCCAAGCGCCGCAACGACCTGCACCTGATCAACCGTCCGAGGGTCGGCTGGTCGGTTATGCGCGCGTCTCGACGGCAGAGCAGTCGCTGCAAATGCAGGTGGACGCGCTCATCAAGGCGGGCGTCCACCGCGACCACATCCACACAGAGACGGCATCGGGCGTCGCGAACCGCAGGCCCGCTCTGGCGCTCGCTCTGAAAGACGTTCGCAAGGGCGACACGCTCGTCGTCTGGAAGCTCGACCGGCTCGGCCGGTCCATGCTCGACCTGCTCAACCAGATCGACGCGCTCGAGAAGCGGGGCGTCGGCCTGCGATCGCTGACGGACGGCATAGACACGACCACGCCAGCGGGCCGGCTCATGCTGCACATGCTCGGGGCGCTGGCTCAGTTCGAGCGCGACCTGATCCGTGAGCGCAGCCGGGCGGGGCTGCTGGCGCACATCGCACGGGGCGGGCGTGTTGGAGCTCCGCGGGCGCTCTCGCCGGAGCAGGTGAAGCAGGGGCGGAAATGGCGCCGCGAGCACGTTCCTGTCAAAGAGATCGCGCGCCGGTTCGGCGTGACGACGCAGACGATCTACGTGCGAGTGATCGGGCGGAAGCCCAAGGCAAAATGAGGAGCGAAACATGAGCGACGTGATGCACGGAACGGAACGTCGAGCCGATAGGCCGGACAGCCAATTTGTCGATGAGATCCGCATCGTCACCGTGCCGCGGTGGAAAGAGAGCGAGCTTTCCGGCGACGAGTGGCGCATCAGCGCGCGCATCGACTTTTACCGCAAGGGTGTCGTCGTCGGTTCAAAGGGCGCGCGCGACGTTGGGATGGCCGCCCGCTTCGTCGACTGGTTTCTCGTGTCCGGTCGAGAGAATGGCGAGATCGACGTGCCGAACACCCTGGGTGATTGCTGCGACCAGGAGGGGTGCTGCAAGCCGTGGACGACGCGCCTGCGCATCAAGGAGCGCTTTGACCGAGACGGAAAGGTCAAAGCGACCCCGAAGTGGATGGAGGGAGTCACGGAGTATCGCGCCTTCTGCGACGAGCACAAGGTTCGCGGGGACTGCGGTCTCGATGACGCCGATCGTAATTACGAGCCGATGGAAGGAGGCAGGGCATGAGCATCACATGGGGACCAGCCACGAAGGCCGCTGCCGAGCGACAGGCAGCCGCCATCCGCGAAGCCGCGACAGAGCCCCGCCACCACAAGTTGGCGGAGCAGGCCGACCGCGGCGACTTCACAGACTACGCCGACACGCACGATTGCCCGATCACGGCACTTTACGGTCGGTGCAGGCAGTTCGGGCTGCATGCGCTTGCGGATCGCGTGGCGGCCGGTGAGTTCGATGCGACGAAGGAAGAGAGTGACGAGTGGGCCAAGTCGGCAAGCGGCCAAGAGATCGCGCGCGGGCTCTCACCTGAGATGCGCGAAGCCATCGGCCTCAAGCTCAACAACTGATCCGCGCGTAGACGGGACAAGGTGAAAATGGAGCCATTAGATGCCAAGCCGGACACTGACGAGTGGGTCCGTCACAAACTTTCGGACGAGTCGTGGCAGCAGTGGCGAGACGAGAACCCGGATGAGGTCACAGAGATGCGACGGCGACTTGATGCGCATGAGAAGCAAATAACTTAGGAGCGTGTGACGTGCGGGTGCGCCTGACACAGATCGACGGGAAGCTGCCGAACTTGGCGCTGATGCGCCTGTCGGCATTCCATCGGTCGCGCGGCGACGACGTGACGTTCACACGCTCCGTGCATCGGCACCTGTGGGAGCCGGCCTATGATCGCGTCTATGGCAGCGCGATTTTCCGCTTCTCCGCCGCGCGCGTTGAGCGGCTAGTGGCCGAGTTTCCTGGCGCTGTGATCGGCGGGACGGGCACCGCGAGCTCGGCTCGCGTCGAGGATGTCGTAGGCGATTGCCGCGGCCTCGATTACACGCACTGGCCCGACTTCACGGGCAGCATCGGGTTCACACAGCGCGGGTGCCGGTTGGCGTGCAAATTCTGCGTGGTTCCCGCGAAGGAAGGGCGGCCGACTGATGCCGCGACGGTCGCAGAAATCTGGCGCGGCGACCCCTGGCCTCGGAACATCCACCTTCTCGACAACGACTTCTTCGGCGCTCCTGGGTGGTTCGACCGGATTGCGGAGATCCGGGCTGGTGCGTTCCGCGTGTCGTTCACGCAGGGCATCAATGTTCGCGCTATGACGCCAGACGTTGCGGCGGCGATCGCCAGCATCGAATACCGCGACGACGGCTTCACGCGACGCCGGCTATATACGGCCTGGGACAACCTCAAAGACGAAAGCGTGTTTTTTCGCGGCGTCGACATGCTCGAGGCGGCCGGCATCCCTGCTCACCACCTGATGGCCTACATGCTGATCGGATACGACAAGCGGGAGACGTGGGAGCGCATCCACCACCGCTTTGGCCGGATGGTCGAGCGCGGCATCCGGCCCTACCCGATGGTATTCGACCAGGGCCGGAAGGATCTAAAGCGGTTCCAGCGGTGGGCCGTCACGGGGCTGTACCGAGCGATCCCATTCGAGGACTACGACGCCGGCGCCAAGGCGTCGCGCGGCGTCGAAAGCAGCACGCC